GTGAAATTACTGCTTTTGGTGATACAGTACGTATTATTAAAGAGCCGGTAATCACCGTCTATCAGTACGAGCGTGGTCAAGACGTAACTTCAACTAAGTTGACGGATCAAGAAGTCAGCCTTGTTGTAGATACGGCAAACGCATTTAAGTTCATCGTTGACGACATCGAAACTTCTATGTCTCACGTAAACTTTAAGGAAGTTGCATCATCTTCAGCCGCTTACGCACTGCGTGACGCTTTTGATGAAGGTGTAATTGCCGCTATGTTTGCTGGCGTCCCTGCGTCCTCTCCGAACCACATCCTTGGTTCTGATAGTGCTACTGACTTGGCGGCTGGTACTTTCGACGGTACTGGTAACCTTGACATCGGTTACGCTTCTGGCGAGCATGATCCTATCGACGTTCTTTCACACATGGCGCGTCTGCTTGATGAGCAGAACATTCCAGAAGAAGGTCGTTGGTTCCTTGCTAACCCTGAGTTTTACGAGCAACTGGTACAAAGTAGCTCTAAGCTCTTGAGCGTTGATTTCAATGCAGGCCAAGGCTCCATCCGTAATGGTTTGGTAAGCTCTGGTAAGTTGCGTGGTTTTGATATGTACAAGACCAACAACATTGCATCTACCACCAACGCGGCTGGTAAGTGTATTGCTGGACACATTTCATCTACCTGTACTGCACAGACTATTGTGAATACAGAAGTGATTCGTGATCCATCAAGTTTTGGTGATATTGTACGTGGCCTCCATGTATATGGTGCTAAAGTACTCCGTCCAGAAGCCCTCGTTTCGGCTTTCTACGGTATCGACTAAAAACAATAGGGGGATGAAATACTCCCCCTTTTCTTTTCTGGAGATAGATATGCCACAGATTGGAAGTGAAAAAAATCCTATTAGGATGAGTCCCACAAAGAAAATAAAAATAAGTGGACAATATTTAAAAAACGAAGATCGCAAAAAATACGAAGATAACTATGACCGTATTTTTGGTAAGAAGGAGAAGGCAGTATGATGATGATGAAAAAAAAGAAAGAAGCATACAGCTATGGCGGTAAAACCCGTTCTCCAGACATGATGGGTGGTTCTCGCATGGAAAAAGCTGAAGGCGGTAAAGTCTACAGCGATATTCGTGATATGGAAAAGGCTTGTATGGGCATGGATTATAACGAGTCTATGCGTCAAAAATGAAAGTCTCTGCGCCTAAAGGTTATCACTGGATGAAAAGTGGAGCCAGTTACAAACTAATGAAAGATCCTAAAGACGGCTTCAAGCGCCACAAAGGTGCTAGTAAGTCAGCCAACTTTGAAATACAAAAGGTTCATAAAAAATAATGGCGACTACATACCTACAGCTTACAAATGAATTGTTAAGAGAAATGAATGAGGTTGCACTAACTTCTAGTAATTTTTCTTCTGCTATTGGAATACAAGCACACGTAAAAGATTGTGTAAATCGTGCATATCTTGATATTGTCCTTGAAGAACCTCAGTGGCCTTTCTTGTCTGTAGGAGATAGTGGTACAACAGATCCTATGTATGGAAATACTTATGTAGAGACTGTAGCAAATACACGTTGGTATGAGCTAAAGCCAGCAAGTTCTTCTATTTTAGATGACTATGGCTCAGTAGATTGGGATAATTTTTATTTAACTACTGTAGGTGTTACAGGCGAAAGTGCGCCATACACCGCTAAAAATCTTAGGTTTACGACTGTAGACGAATGGAAAGACTTTTACAGAGCTAGAGAAAATGCAGACGATGCAGAAGACGCTAATGGTGGTGAACCTAAGCGTGTTATTCGTAGCCCTGATGGACGTATGTTTGGTTTAAGTCCAATACCTGACAAAGTATATCGTGTATGGTTTTATGCGTATACACAGCCTACACAGCTTTCAGCGTACAGTGATGCAATAGTATTTCCAGATATGTACAAAACAGTACTATTATCTCGTGCAAGATATTTTATACACCAATTTAAAGAAAATATTCAGCCAGCCGCACTAGCCCTAGAAGAATATCGACGCGGCTTAAAGCTTATGAAATCTAATCTAATGACTCCAGAGCCTTTCTACATTAAAGATGATCGCGTGAGGTTTGTCTAATGTCTCAAGCCTATGGCTTTTCGTGTAAAGGTGGACTTAACACAAACCTAAACTCTATTGAAATTTTAGGTAACCCCGGCTTTGCAAAAGTTCTTGAAAACTTTGAGGTAGACCCAGACGGAGGCTACAGACGCATAAATGGATTTACAGCCTATGGTGGTGCTTCAGCAACTCGTCCAAATGGTTCTAATGCTATTTTGGGTATTCAGCCTTATGCTGATGGGGTTGTTGTGTGTTCTGGCACAGATATGTTTTTCAGCAATGATGGCGTTACGTGGTTACAAATAAATCGTAGCGGGGTAGCTGGAGGAGGCGATAATTACACAACTTTTACGGGCCGCTCTGTTTTAACGCGCACCGACCAAGGCCAATGCCAGTTTGCACTACTTGAAGGTGCATCTTTTAATTATGGTCAGCTTGTAATTGCAGATGGCGCAAATAAATTATATAAGTTTCGGATGGAAGGTACGGGACTTTTAAACACTCGTACATTTTTTGCAGAAGAAATAACAGTAGATGGATCTAATGCAGTTAAATATATTACTGTACACGATCATCATCTCATAGCTTCCGGTGTAGCTAATAATTTAAATACTATTTATTATAGCGTTTATAATGATGCTACAAACTTTACAGGTGCTGGCGCAGGCGCTGTAGCAATTTCAGATCAAGTACAAGGCATAAAAGGCTTTCGTGAAAACTTAATTGTTTTTAGTCAAAACAGTATTCACAAACTTATAAATATAAATGATTCTTCAAATGTTAGGGTTGACCCTATCACAGAAAATGTAGGCTGTCTAAGCGGATATAGTATTCAAGAATTTGGAGGTGATCTAGTATTTTTAGCCCCTGATGGTATCCGCACTATTGCGGGTACAGCAAGAATTGGTGACGTAGAGTTAAGCTCTATTTCAAGGCAGATCCAAGAAATCGTAACTGCTTTAACTACATCTACAAGCTCTTTTATTATTACAAGTGATGTACTGCGATCTAAGTCACAATACAGACTTTTTTATTCTACGATTGCTCAAGACCCCAGTGAAGCCAAAGGAATTATTGGAACCTTTACAGGTCAAGGTTTTGAATGGTCTGAAACAAAAGGTATTCAGGCTTTAGGTTTTGCTTCAGGTTTTAACAGCAACGGCGTAGAAGTTTCTTTTCATGGTGATAAAGACGGCTACGTTTATAACCATGACACAGGCGATTCTTTTTTAAATAACGGTAGTGAAGCAAATATTTTTGCAACTTATCAAACTCCAGACATTGATTGTGGTGATATAGGCACACGAAAAACTTTAAAATATGTACGTACTTCTTTTTCGCCCGAAGGTGATTTACAACCAGTTTTAAGGTTGCGGTATGACTATCAAGACTCAGATATACCACAGCCTTCAGATTATACGCTTACAGATATTCCGCTACCAGCAATTTTTGGAACTTCTATTTTTGGCACAGCAACTTTTGGTGCTAGTGCTGATCCTATGTTTAGACAAACAGTAGAGGGTAGTGGAGCTACCGTAAGCTTTAGAATTAGGTCAGACGATAAAAGAAGCCCATACGCAATTAATGGTTTTTACATAGATTATATGCCATCAGGTAGGAGATAATAATGGCCCAAAGTTATACACGACAAAGTACATTTGCAGATGGCGACACAATTACTGCCGCGTTATTTAACGACGAGTATAATCAACTTCTAAACGCTTTTGCATATTCAAATACTTCTGCGGCTTCTACGGGCCACAGGCACGACGGCACAGCAGGAGAAGGCGGTAATATTCATACGATTGGTGACTTAGATTTTAATAATAAAATTGTAGTTGATAGTACAAACAATCGTTGGGGATTTTATGTAGAAGTCTCTAGTGCCGCAGTAGAACAGATTCGTATTCAAGATGGAGCTATGATTCCTGTTACAGACAGTGATGTAGATCTTGGAACGTCTTCATTGTACTGGAAAGATGCTTACATTGATTCAGTTACAACTACTGGTAATGTTTCTATCGGCGGCAATCTTACAGTAACTGGTAATGCAACAATCTCAGGCAACCTTACGTTTGGTGATGCTGACACAGATAGTATTACGCTTACAGCAGATGTTGCATCGCATATTACTCCAGATACTGATGACACTTATGATCTTGGAAGTGCTTCAAAAGAATGGCGAGATCTTTACATAGACGGCACTGCAAACATTGATAGCCTTGTTGCAGATACAGCAGATATAAATGCAGGCTCTATAGACAATACAACTATTGGAGCTACTACAGCTTCTACAGGTAATTTTTCTACGTTGTCTATTGGTAGCGTTGCAATTACATCTACAGCCGCTGAAATAAATATTATAGACGGTGACACAGCCGCTACAGCTACAACGCTTGCTGATGCTGATCGCGTTATTGTAAATGATGCAGGCACAATGAAGCAAGTAGCACTTACAGACTTTGAAACATATTTTGAAACTTCTTTAGATACTCTTTCTAATGTTACAACTGTTGGGGCTTTAAACGCTGGATCTATTACTTCTGGTTTTGGGGCTATTGATACTGGCTCAAGTAATATTACAACAACAGGTACTGTTTCATTTGGAAGTCTTACAGATGGTGCAATTACAATTACGGCTTTTGTTGACGAAGATAACATGGCCTCTGATAGCGCAACGCTTGTACCTACTCAGCAGTCTGTTAAAGCTTATGTAGATACTCAAATTGGTGGTTTATCTTCTAGTCTTTCAGGACTTTCAGACACTAATATTACTTCACCCGCTGACGGCGCACTGTTGTTTTATGATACTGGTACATCTACTTGGATTGACAACGTAGTATCAGGCGACATAACGATTGCTGACACAGGCGTGGCGGCTATTAGCTCTGGTGTTATTGTTAATGATGATATTAATGCTAGTGCGGCTATAAGCGTTTCTAAGACAGCTTTGGTAGATGGTACTGGTCTTACGCTTACTGGTGATACTTTGTCTGTAGATGCTTCTCAGACGCAGATAACAGCAGTAGGTACTATTGCTACAGGTACTTGGCAAGGGACGGCTATTGCAGATGCTTACGTTGCTGACAACCTGACTATCTCTGGTGGCACTGTAGACAACAGCGTTATTGGTGGTACTACAGCGGCGGCTGGTACGTTTACGGATCTGACAGCATCAGGTACGTTGACTCTTGGTGGTACAGCGGTAACTTCTACGGCTACAGAAATAAACTTGTTGGATGGAGTAACAGCTACAACTGCTGAAATTAATTATGTAGATGGCGTTACGTCAAACATCCAGACACAACTAGACTCCAAGGTAGGCGCTAACTACACAGGTGACGTAGACATCACAGGCGAATTGCTGGTTGATAGTTACAACGAGACTTTTAAGAAGGTTTCTAGTGTTAGTGCTACTACTGGTTATCTTTTGTCTAGTGCATCTTACGACTCCAAAAGTTTTAGTGTAGCTACCC